GTTTAGATGTAGACAACGACGCGTATTTGAACGATTTACTTGGTGTGGAAACACCAGGAAATGTTCCGTACGAACGTTTTCGCGAGGTCAATGAACGTGCTAAGCAAGCAGACCAGATAACTTCTGAGTTTGATGCATGGCGCGGGGTGATTGACGAATTCAAGCAACTTGGTTATAACAGCGCCGCTGACATTCAGGTCGCTTTGGACGCCCAACAACAGGCGAACGAAGAAAACGAAATTGCACAGCGCTATCAACAACTGCAAGACGCAAATGTAATTGATCCTTACAACGCGCAGCTGCAGCAAGAAGCGGAACTTACAAAGTTGCGCTACGAGCGACAGATGCAAAAGGTCAACACATATTTGTTGCAACAAGAGCAATCTCAAGCAATGTCTCAGTATCCGTTGGCAAACCAAGCTCCTGATCTAGTTCAAGGTCTTGTTCGTTCTGGTATGAAACCACTTGAGGCAGCTCAAGCAGTAGATTCACAGATTCGTGCATTGACTCGCAAGCTAGTTCCAGAACTTGCTTCTAAGTTGCAAGGACAGGCAGCACCTACTCCTATGGGCAATGGTCAAGCAGCAGCTCGTCCATCTTCCTCACAGCAGGGTCAAGGACTGTCGACAATCTCTCAGCTTTTAGGTATCTCTCGTAATCGAAACTCAATGTAGGTAAAAGAATATGGCAATCGACTTTAACGGAGCCCTTACGCTTGCTGATTATGCATCTATTTCAAATGATCCTCTTGTAAAAGAGATCACAAAGAGTCTGCATAAGACATGGAACGCGCTTAAGGATATTCCACTCTCAACCAACCCAAGCCTTCGTCAGACGGGTATGCGCTACCTTAACGCAAACATCCCTACGCCTAACTGGACTGGACTTAACTCTGAACCACAGACATTCAAGTCTAAGCCAAAGTCGTACGAAGAGCAGCTCTACATCCTGCGTAACAAACTGACAGTTGACCGCCGCATCTTGGATCAGCCAAATGCAATCGTTGACCCAGTTGAGTCGCAGATTCAGATGTTCCTTGAAGGATTCGCGTATGATTTTAATGACAAGTTCATTAATAACGATCCTACGTCGACTGTTGCTGGTAACTCACAAGACTGTTTCCCTGGTCTTAACTACCGATTGAAGAATAACGCTGATTATGACATCCCAGGTGAAATGATCATCCCGTCTTCGGCAGACTTGTCCACAAACGCAACGTCTGGACTACTTGTATCTGCTTATGGATCTGGTAGTGCAAACCGGTTTATGGCTGAAGTTCAGAACTTGTTTGACAACATGAACGCGCCTGATGGCGATGGTGTAGTTCTGTACATGTCAGAGCTTGCTAAGCGCCAGATCGAAATGGCAATCCGTGTCATGGGTATTGGTGCTGGTTTTGACATTACCCAAGACAGCTACGATCGGCCAGTAGAAAAGTACAAGAATGCCACCATCCGTACGGTTGGTCGTAAGGCAGACGGTACAACACCAGTTATTGCTAATAACTCGACGCACACTACAGCGACATTAATCAATGGTGTTTCCACAGTAGCACGTCAGACAGCTATCTATGCAGTTCGTTACGGAACTGGATACGTGACTGGATGGCAGTCTGAACCGTTTAAGCCAAAGTATCTTGGTCTTAGCAACGAAAATGGCATTATGCACAACGTGCTGTTCGACTGGGGCGTAGGTTTGTGGATTCCACACAATCGCGCTATTGGTCGTATTGACGTAGTTGTTAGCCCGTAATAAAGGAATAGGTGAAAAATAATGGCACGTGATCTTAAACTAGCCAACTGGACTTTTACCACTGCTAGTGGTTCAAGTGTAATGCCACTTACGCAGAGTACACCAACCGGTGATCCAGCAAATACAGCAGGTACCTTCACTCTTAATGCTGGTGCAGCTGCCGCTGGCGGAGTTGGTGTATTTCGAGGAGCTTCTGACGCTAAAAACGTCGCTGGCTTCATTAACTCAAAGATGGATAGTTCCTCGTTTGCAAACTTCATTGCAGGTAACGAAGTGTCGTCAATTGCTAACCAACCAGCGCTCTGGGGTAACACGTCGTACAAGAACATGTACGCACGTGCTGCTGTTTCCATTGGCGCACAGGTAACTGGATCTACAGTTCTCTGGCCGCAGGTTGCTGGTGGTTACATTGTCCTTGAAGGCGCTTACGACAATGGTGCTGCTACCCCAGCTGCAGGTGGTCTTTGGGTTCCAATTTCTGGGCCTATTCCACTTATTAGTGGCGTTGCGGCATTGTCTACAACTGCATCTGTTACTCTTGCATCTAGTGGTCTGTTTGTAACAACAACGAATCACTTCCTTGTACCAGGTGATCAGATTGTATTCAGCTCTGTTGGTGGTCTTGGAGGAGCTGGTGTACCAGTTGTAGATCAGGTCTATCAGGTCCTTGCAACACCATCACAGACGACGTTTACAATTGCAACTTTGGCAGCACCGACAGTTGCTCTGGTTGTAACTGGTACGTCCACTGGTGCTGTAGTTCAGAAGTTGCTTGCACCTAACGGCGTCACAAAGATTGTTTCTGCTCCTATGACGCAGAGCCTTCGACCTTGGACACGTTGGGCTGTTCATTACTTCAATACTTCCAACACCAACGTTTCTACTGTTACCATTAGCAAAACAGCTCTCGTCCTTGGACGTGACAATGCAATAGTGGGATAATAGACGCATGACAAGGGCAGAGATCAAACGGCAAATCCGACTTTTAGGACAGCATTATTTTAGTGGTGACCTAGATCAAGATCCGTTTGGTCTTGACCTTTTGGTGAACGAGACGGCCAATGATGTAGCCAGGTTAACTGACTGCTTCATTGGTCGTCGGTATTTAGATACTGTCTTTGGTACAGATGAATACTGCGCCAGTGACTTGTACAGAATTAAAAATGTCATGGTTTTAGACGATGACAATAACTATAAACGCATGCGAATAGTCGAGTGGTACGAGGGTAATAACGACGTTTACCGACGTGACGTTCAGCCATCAATTCCTACTCACGCATTAATCTTTGGACCTAACAGAATTAAGCTTTATCCGTCGCCGTCTGCAAGTACTCCAAATGGGATCATGATTGAAGGTTACTCTATCCCGGGTGATACGTGGACGTACGATACTTCTGGTAATCCATCTACGACTCCAGCTGATCAACAGGAGTGCCCATTACCAAGCATTGCCCATGACTGCGTTGTCTACGGTGTCCTTTACAAAAAAGCTGTACAGCAACGCGATATGGAGATGGTCCCTTACTATCAAGGTGAATACGAAAAGCGCATGGGTATGGTTGAGAGCTTTGCTTCAACGTACGGTAGGAGGGCTACGTAATGGCTATATCCATAGACACCATCCGTCAAGAGGTTTATCGTTTACTCAACGAATCAACCAACTCAACCCTTGGTCAATTGCCTACCGGTACCGGCGGCACAACTATTTCAAGTGATGCAACCGTAAAGACATACATAGTTGATGGCGTAGCAAACATATGTAGATCATGTGTTTGTTTCCCTGTCGTGGGGACATTTCCCGTAGCAAACGGATTAAACAGCACAAGTATTGTTACAGCGGCTACCATTGTCCCTACTGGTGCTCAAGTTTGGTATGTAGAAGATGTTTATGTAGGCAGCACTAGATTACAAACTGCCAGTGAGCAATCAGTTAGAGCAAATGATTTAAATTATAAAACAACATCAACAGCTACGCTTTCTTCTATCCTTTATTGGTACCGACCAGATAACAATGTGCTCAGTGTATACCCAGGCAATGCAACTGGGTCGTCAGTTACTTTGAATGTGCATGGGTGCGGCATACCTGCGACACCTGCTCTTGATTCTACTGATGCATACTCATTCCTACCTGACGATCAGTTAAGGCAACTAGTTGCGTCTTACGCAGCCATGATGCTTGTAATGAAAAACACAGATGATCCATCTATTGCAGCCAGGTCATTTTGGAAACAATTTTATGATGAATCACGCATGAAGTTGTGGATGCATTTAGATAAATCGTTGAAGTCGCCTGGTGCTCCGTATGCAATGCCACCTATCATGCAAGGTAACAAATAATTATGGATAAGTTTCAGATTGATTTAAATACGCTACTTGCTGGCTTTGTCGGTGCTCTTATAGGAACTGATTGGAAGAAGATCAAGAATGTGATCCAAGGAGCCATTACAGTATTGTCTGGTACGGCATCTGCTATCTACCTAACACCCATAATGGCTCATCAACTTGGCTGGGAAAAACCACACCAGATGATCGGATTATCATTTTTACTTGGCACCCTTGGTTTGCGTACGGTACAAGCTTTTAACCTAATCATCGAGAAATCTTTAAAGAAGGTAAGTGAATAACATGTCTTGGCTAAGCAAATTTGTAAAGAAGATCGCTAACGTCCCTGAAGTCAAAGTGCCTTTTGGTGAGGCTTTGGTATTGCGTCAGATTGCTGACAACCTAGACTTTATGAGTACATCAGACCTTGAGATGCTACGTGATCTTACGTTGGTTGCTATTGCAAACCGGAAGGTAAAGAAGTGAATTTTCAGAATCTTACAATAGAACCAGATCCACTGAATTCAGGAAACTGGATTGTCAAGGGCGTAATTACAAACTATGCAAACGAGCAAATTGCAGATTTTGGGCCTGATGGAACATCTGTATTTGCTTGGTGGCCGCAACAAGATTCAACGTGGCAATTGTCTATAGT